CGAGGCATGAACGGCGACCGCTGCAACACCTGCGGCGCCGTTCTGGTTCACGGACACTGCACCTGCCAGATCAAGGTGGACTGACCATGCGATGCGACCTGTGCAACGAGATCCTCGACTACGGGCAAGAGTTCATCTGCCTAAACCGTTGGTGTATCTCCGTGAACGGCACAGTGCGCATGATGCAGAAGGACAGCCGCAACGGTTACACGTGGGACCCAGAGGCCAGCAAGGGCGGCGTGCTGCCGTTGTGCTGGCCGCACTGCGCTTCGACCTACATCGACGGGCAGATCATCGAGCTTGCCTACGACCAGAAGCAGAAGCGCCATGGCTGAACCAGACGATCCCAAGCAGAACGTCAACGCGCGCATGCAGGACCGCGCGATCCGTCACGCCATCTACCTCGAACGCTACTACGCCACGGCGACGCAGCAGGTGGTCGGCTACCTCAACGAAGAGGTCTACCCCGACCTTCTGGCCAAGCTCGCCGTCCGCCTCGAACGCATCCGCCTTCGCGGCGTGGACTCCGGCTTCGCCACGACCAAGCGATACGTGACCATGCTGGCCGACATCAAGGCGATGCTGAAGGGAGGGCACGACGAAGCGCGCAAGATGCTGGCCGAACTCATGCGCGAGCTAGCCAAGGTCGAGGCGCGCTGGCAAGAGGGCATGATCGGCCAGTCGATCCCGAAGGAAGCGCACGTGGTCGTGCTGCCCGATGACACGGTCAACCTGCGCATTGTGCAGCAGGTCGTGGATCAGCCGATCCAGGGCAAGCCGATGAAGAAGTGGTGGGATGACCTGACCGCGCGCACGCAAGAGAAGATCACCACCGAGATCGGCAAGGGCTTGAGCCAGGGCGAGACGGCCGACCAGATCGTGCGTCGAGTTCGAGGCACGCAGGCCAACGGCTACCGCGACGGCGCACTGAACGCGACGCGTGAGCAGGCTGCGGCCATCGTGCGCACGACCAGTAACCACGTGACCACGCAGGCGCGCGAGGTCACCTACGGCGAGATGGAGTCCGTGCTCAAGGGCGTGCAGTGGGTGGCGACCCTCGACACAAAGACCTGCCCGATCTGCGGCCCGCTCGACGGCAAGGTGTTCCAACTCAAGGAAGGCCCGCGTCCGCCTGCGCACTGGAACTGCCGCTGCACGACAGCGCCGGTCACCAAGTCGCTGGCCGAGATCATCAAGGGCAGCAAGGCCAAGAAGGCCGAGGCCGCCGAGTTGTCCGCCTCGACGCGCGCGAGCATGGACGGCCAGGTGCCCGATGCCGTGACCTACAACGACTGGGTCAAGCGGCAGCCGAAGGACGTTCAAGACGAGATCTTTGGCCCAGGCCGGGCGCGGCTCCTGCGCTCGGGCCAGATTTCTCCCAAGGATTTGGTGACCAAGACCGGACGCCTGCGCAGCCTCGACGAACTCAAGGACTCGTAGGCGCGGCCTGGTCCGCCCTCGACCGCTTGTGGTCGTGCTCGAGTAAGCGCGAAGGATTCTCGACGCCGCCGGCCGATGCCGAAGGAATCACCGCTCAACTCGCGCAGCGGAAGTGCCGATAGCTTGGGCATGATCCGCCCTCTCTCGTTGGTCCTGCTCCTCTGCTCTGTCCTGTCCGCCCAGATCCGCCTGCGCGACGTTGACGCTGCTCGCCGCGAGCTGCGCCCGTGGCTCGACGCCGTGGCCATGGTCGAAAGCCAGGCCGATGACCAGGCCGTCGGCGACGGCGGCAAGGCGATTGGCCGCTTCCAGATCTGGGAGGTCTACTGGTCGGACGCCTGCCAGGTCTGCCCGGCGCTGCGCGATGCGGTCTACCAAGACGTGACCGACCGCGTCTACGCGGAGCGCGTGGTGGTCGCTTACATGCTGCGCTACTGCCCGCAGGCTGTGGCGGACAAGGACTGGGAGCGGCTCTCCCGCGTCCACAACGGCGGCCCGCGCGGCCATCGCAAGCAGGCGACCGTTGGCTACTGGCGGAAGGTCCAAGCGCAGCTTGAGCGATCCTGAGCGATTAGGGGACTTGTGCGCCCGATCGGAAGTCGATACCTTTCCGACTGATGGCATTCCGCATCGTCGCAGACAAGGACTCTGATCTTCCCGAAGGGCTGCGCGCCCATGCAAAGCAGGAGGGTGACCGTTGGGTCGTTGCCTCGCTGCCAGAAGGATGGGAAGTGGGAGACACCGTTGGCCTGCGCAAGTTCCTCAGCGAGGAGCGCACGGCGCGGAAGGCCGCAGAGAAAGCCCTCCAGGCTTACGAGGGCATCGACGACGCGGCGGCAGCTCGTGAAGCTCTGACGCAGATGAAGGCGGGGTCGCTGAAGTCTGCGAAGGAGATCGAAGAGTTCCGCAAGCAGTTGGAGACGAAGGTGGCCGCTGACCTAGCGAAGAAGGACGCCATGGCGCACGGTCTGACCAAGCAGCTCACCGAGCTGATGGTGGACAACGCCGCACAAAAGGCGATCGCTGAAGCGGGCGGCAACCTCAAGCTGCTGTTGCCGATCGTGAAGGCAGCAGTGAAGGCCGAGACTACTCCAGACGGGCGTCTGGCGGTGTCTGTGGTCGATGACTCGGGAAAGGAACTGGTGAGCAAGGCCGCGGGCGCGACCTCTCCCATGTCCATCAACGAGTTCGTTCATACGTTGCGAGAGCAGGCCGAATACAAGGTCGCCTTCGCAGGTTCTGGAACCGGGGGCTCCGGTTCCACGTCTTCGACCGCGGGCGCGGTTCGGGCGTCAGTCCCAGGATCTCTATCCGCGAGGGAGCTGTTCGACCGTGCCAGTATGCAACGGTAGCGAGCTTCTGGGAGCCGCTGTGACGCTTCCTCGTGGGCAAACACCCATTGAGGAAACCTCATGGCCGTTACTCTTCTCCAGTCCGCTCTGACTGCGGAAGCCAACGGTGAGTTCAAGAAGGCGGGCGTCCTGCGGACGTTCGTCGATAGCTCGCCGCTGCTCGCCGCATTCCCCATGCTGCCAATCCAAGGCAGCGCTTTCGCCTGGACGCGCCAAGCTTCGCTCGGCTCGGCAGGCTTCCGTGCCGTCAACGGTTCCTATTCGGAATCGGCAGGCACCGTTGAGACCCGCACCGTTGCGATGAAGATCATCGGTGGCGACCTCGACGTTGACGAGTTCCTGGTCCAGGCTCACGGCCCGGCCCACCGCGCGATCCAAGAGCAGGCGAAGGCCGCGCTCATCGCGCAGACGATCAGCTACCAGATCATCAAGGGATCGGTCACGACGGCTGGCGGTGCTACGGCGGACGCCAACGGCTTCGATGGCTTGCAGGTCCGTTACGGTGGCGGCTTTGGCTCGTCCCCGGTTGTTGACGGCGGCGAGAACGCTGGCCAGATCTTCGCCAACGCTGGTGGCGGTGCGCTTTCGATGCGCTCGCTCGACGAGGCAATCCAGGCGGTCGAGAATCCGACGCACCTGCTGATGGCCAAGAAGATGCGCGTGAACATCCAGGCGTATCTGCGCGGCAGCTCGTCGGTGCAGATGGTCAAGGACGAGTTCGGCCGTCTTGTGACGACCTACAACGGCCTGCCCATCCTCGACGCGGACGTGCTCGGCACGGTCAGCGGCCTTGAGCAGATCGGCTTCAACGAGAACAACGACAACAGCACGTCGATCTACTGCTTGTCGCTCACGGACATGGGTCTGTGCATGCCCACGGTCGGCGGTGTCCAGGTGCGTGACCTGGGCGAACAGAACGCCAAGGCGGTCCGTCGCACGCGCGTCGAGATGTATGCGAACATCGCAGACATCCACCCGCGTTGCGTGTCCCGCCTCTACGACATCAGCGACGCAGTCGCCATCGCCTGATCCAAGGAGGACAACAACATGGCTTTTCAAACTCACAATGTCACCCTTGACAGCGGTCTTGAGCTCAAGGCCGCTGGCTTGGTGGCGTCGGACGCTTCGGGAGCTTCGCTTTCGGGCGGCGTCGCCTATGTCGATCTGACCGGCGCGGCTAACGCTTACGCTCGTTTTGCCGTCGTCATTGATTGGACGGCGTGCGAGGTCGCTACTGGCGACGAGGTCTACGACATCCAGGTCTTCGGATGCGCGGCGACCAACTTCACGACCGACTACATCCTGTGCTCGCGCAAGTTCGGCGACGCGTCGGTCACGTTCCAAGGCAACGACACGCCTCCGAGCGGTCGCGCGATCCTCTACGGCGACAACGTCGCGCACACCAGCGCCACCGACGGCAACAGCGTCGAAGCGCTGCGCTACGTGCGCCTGTCGGTGGACGTCGGAGGCACGATCGGTACTGGCATGAACTTCACTGCCACGATCGTCCCGATCCCCTGATCTGATCAACCGCACGACCGCGCGGCGCAAGCGGTCGCTTCCCTGTGACAGATCGCAGCTCGGCGGGCCGGAACTCCCGCCGAGCACTTACACCAGGAGACAGCCGTGGCGGTAGTCCCAGTCCTGCTCAACATCGGTCAAAGCAACGCCGGGTCGCGTCCCGACTATGCGACGTGGAAGGAGCGCAATCCTGGCCTCAACGTCGACTTCTACCAACTGTCGAGCGACTTCGGCACAGGGGCCTACAACGACACGATGACGATGCCGGGCACGTGGCCTGCGCGTCACCAAACGATCGCGCTCAAGGGATCAGCCATCCCAGCGATCAAGTATCTGACGTTCTTCAACCCAGGTGCAACTGGGCTTGGATACACGCAGTATCCACACCTCGCCATCGTCGATGACTTCTCGCTGATCCCAGGAGTCACTGGTCTCCAGCTAAATACCGTCTGGCAATACGACCCGACGGGAAAAACGATTGTCAGAACCAGGACGCAGACCACGCACGCCATCACAGCATGGGGCGGCTTTGGAGCGACTGGCAACCAGATTGTTGTGAGTCCTGCCTTCGATCCGCCACCGAACATCGGCGAGCAGATCGAGTATCGGGTCTACAGCGGTGATGTGTCTCCTGACACATCCACGGTCAAGCTCGATATGCGCTTTGGCGGCAACTACGGCAACGGGACATGGGAAGGTTCGCTGGCTGGCATGCGCCTTCGATGTGTCGGCGGCACCAACGTCGGTGTGTCGCGTAGCTGCGACGCGTTGACCCTCAACGCATTCACCATCGTCGAGATCACCACCACGACAGCTTGGCCTAGCTTGCCGCAGGCCGGTGACGAATACGTGATTGAGCCACACCCGCTACCAAGCGGAGCTGCTGTTCCGTTTAAGAAGTGGGGCTACTTCTTGCCGTGGTCACCCATTGAAGGCAAGGCACTGCAAGCTCCGCTATCCATCACATCGTTTGCGAGCGTGCCTTACCCTGGAGTATTTGCCATCGGGTTTGACAACTCTGGCGCATACCTGGCTGTTAACGACATCTGCGTTGTTCGTGCCACGACGGCTACTGGCTACGACGGTGAGTATCGAGTCCTGGAGTCGACGGCCACCGGAGTGGTCGTCGCAGGCACTTTCACGTCTACCGACACCGGATCTATCCGACGTATCGGAAAGACCAACCCATACCCGCCGGGCTTTAGTTACCCAAACCACCACGACCAGCCGCCGCTTTATCAGCCGTTCAAGTGGGACTCGTTCATGTATGGGCCTGCCGCAGCTTATGAAAGCCAGCGTGCTGCGTTCCACATCACGATGGCAAGCAGGCTCAACGAATACCTAGGCAAGACCATCTACGTGGCAAGCCTGGCGATTGATGGCTCTGCGCTTGGCCACAACGAGCTGTCGCCGGTTTCGACCATCAGCGCAATCGGATGGTTTGATCCTCGGCAGCAGAACTACTGGGCACCTGGGGAGTCCAACAATGCCTATGCGCGACTGCTCGACGTTCTCGATGCGTTGAAGGACGCGCTCGCGCTGCAAGGAGACACCGCAGACATTGTCGGCATCACTTGGGTTCAAGGTGAATCCGATGCAGGTGCTTTCGACACGGCCAACAACTACGGAACCGCGCTGCGTGGATTCAAGGCCGCTGTGCGTCAAGCCATCGCAGATCGCGGGCTGTGCGTTGGTGACGCTTCTGAAATCCCGTGGCTACACCCGCAGGTTAAGGACATCCCGTTCTGGCCATATGCGGACACGGTCAATGCTGCGATTGATCAAGCGGTCGAGCTCGACCAATACAGCGCAACGGTTGAGACGGACGACCTGACCGTATTGCCAGAACCGAACGGCGCTGTGCACTACGACGGCACGTCGGCAACGACGCTGGCCATCCGGTTGTTCGATGCATGGCGAGAGATCGTTGAAAGCTCGACGGTCTACGATGACGGCGTTGTGGTCGAGGACGGCACTGGTCTCTCGACAGCCAACAGCTACGTCACGGCTGCCTTCTGCAACACCTACTTTGCCAACCAAGGTGGGGTCGCAGCATGGACCAACGCAACGGCATCAGCGCGCGACACAGCACTGCGGCAGGCCACGTTCTGGATCGACCAGACCTACGGCGACCGCTTCGTTGGCTACCGCCAGGTCAACACGCAGGCGCTGGAGTTCCCGCGCTCGCTGGCATACGACCGGCAGGGCTACGAGATCGAAGGCGTGCCGCTAGCACTACAACGAGCCACGGCCGAGATCGCGCGCCGCTACCTCGAGGACGCCACGCAGTTCCTGGCCGACACGGCCGCGGGCTCCAACGTCGTGGCGGACTCGATCACGGTCGGCCCGATCTCGATCAACAAGACCTACGGCGGCGGCAAGGACACGGCCAAGAAGTTCGTGGTCGTGGACCGGCTGTTCAAGGTCGCGGGCCTCATCGACAACTCGATCTGGGCTGACCGATGACAGTGGACGCTGCGCAGATCCTGGCCGATGTCTACTCGGCGACCGCTGAGGTCGGGCGCACCGTCACCGTCACGACCTACTCGGACACCTACAGCACGACCACCGGCAAGACCACGAGGACGGCGACCGACCACAGCGTGTTGGCGTCGCCGCTCTACTCGCAGACGCGCGGCGTCACGGCTGACTCGCAGCCTCGAGGCTCGGCGCAGTTGCTGATCCCGGCCAGCGGCCTCACGTTCACGTTGCAGGTCGGCGCAAAGGTCACGGTCGGATCGAAGGTCTACACCGTGACGGTGGTTGGTCGGCTGGAGATCGGCACGACGCTGCTGGCCTACGAACTCACGTTGCAGGAGGGCGCGCCGTGACCAACGCCGACAACGCGCGCTCGTTCCAGTTCAAGCTCGACAAGTTCATGTCGGACTTGGTGCCCGAAGCGGTGGTCCAGGTGCACGCCGAGATCACGCTCAGCCTGCTTGCATCGCTGATCAAGAAGTCGCCAGTCGGCTTCCCACCGAACTGGAAGAATCCAGCGCCCAAGGGCTACGTCGGCGGCCAGTTCCGCAGCTTCTGGCAAGCCAACATCTCTGGCAGCGCGACGGTTGCACCAAAGACGAACGACGCGCGCAAGTATGGCGAGGATCCTTCGTCGAGGCAGGTCGAGGAAGCAAACGCGGAGCTTGGTAAACTGGCACCCTACAGCGTGAGCTACATCGTCAACGGACTCCCATACGGCGACCGCCTGAACTCGGGCTGGTCGAGGCAAGCGCCAGCTGGATTCATCGAGCTGTCGATCGCTGAGGTTAAGAGCAAGACCGAGTCGGAGATCAAGAAGCTGGAGGCAGAAGGTGGCTAGTCTCATCGCCACAGCCGCTGGCCTGATCCGTGACCGTTTTGCGGCGCAGATCACGACGCCCGAGACGCTGACCACGGTGCACGACAACGCGCCCAACCAGACGATCCCCTCGTCTGGCCGCTGGTGCCGCCTGTCGCTGCGCATGGGCCTGCAAGAGCAGCTCACCGTTGGCGGCCTGGGCCAAGGTCACTTCCGCACGACGGGCGTGGCGCTCATCCAACTCTTCGAGCCAGTCGGTGCCGGTGATGGCACGCAGCTCGAACTCGTCGACGCGATTGTTGACGCCTTCCGCGGAGTGACGCTCGCCGGTCCGCCGCCGATCCACTTCGACCCACCCTACGTGTCGGCTCCGCCGACGCTCGACGATGGCCTCT